ACCACTTTCAATAGTCCAGATGGTTCTAGAAATTAAGGAAAAATCTTGAGAAGAACACATATCTGCTAATACTTGCTTAGTGATTCCCTTCTTTTCCCTAGTGGATTTAATCAATCCTCCTAGTCTGTACAATCCATCCTTGACCCATCTTTTTCTTTGCTTAGATACAGGGAAATCAGCGTAAGGTGTTTGGCTAATAATATCTATGCACTCATAAATGCCTAAGAGCCTACCTGAATCATCACGAAGTAAACCTGATGCTGCTATGGCTTCTATTAGGTTATACGCAGGACAAGTTTTCCCTTGTTCCATCTGCTTTAGCGCGGTGTAATTAACCGCAAAAAACTTGTCAGAACATATCTGCGAGAAGTACCGCAGACTCATTTTTGCGTCCTGGCGAGAACGTTTGACCATTACCCCCAGTTTGGACATTCCCTCTTTTGTCCATTTTTTTCTGTATCCTGTTCTGTTCATATTTTTTACCGTTCACATATTCACATATTCACACAAAATATCATAAATTTTTGTAATTCTCTTGTGTATCACAAGATATTATGGTATTATGATATTGTGATACACGAATAAGGAGAAATGAATTTAATAAGAATCAAAGCTAGAGATAAACGTCAAATTAGAATTGATCCTAGGTTGCATCAAAGAATTAAAATTTTAGCCGCAGAACATCACACTGAAATAGGTTTGTTGGCTGAACAATTAATTCTTTTGGGAATAGAAAGATTGGAAGATGAAAGTCAGAGCATGATCAAAAAACATCGTGGTAGTGGTCGCTAGAGCCTTACGCGATGGCTTTGTTAAAAGAAGTTAGTCAATGGTTTCAGGTTGGCTTAAAGTTTCTTGAGAGCGATCGCATTATAGCTAAAATTGATTCAACAGTAAAGCCAAGTGATCCGGTTTTTTGGAGTAGTGAAGTAAAAAAAAAGATGCTCAATTCATATTAAGAAAAACAGGTCGTATTAAGTCAGTATCTAACTAAATGATACCACCATTAAGATTGCCGCCGAAGGATTTTGCTGTACTGCCGCGCCCAACTAATCCCCAACCTTGGGAGCGGATATCAAAGCCAGCTTATTGGTTTGGAGACAGGCTAAGAACAAATCTAGGATGGGGGATATGTTCAGGGGTTAAGCGTATAAGCACAGGGGATTGGCTTTATTACATTGATCTAGACGACACCTTTTGTCCACATCCATTTGCAGAATCAGAAATTAAGGAGAAATTAAAATGAGACAAATTACCAAAATCAAAGCAAAAAGAAACGATGATACAGAAATGGTGGCAATTACTTACACAATTTTCAATGAAGATGGTGAAGAGCAAAAAACCGTAACTGTACGCAGCAAAGAAGAAGCATCAGAGAGTTTTTACCAGGCACTAGACAGCCTAAGAAGCATTTTGATAGATGCAGTGGGATTAGATGCTGATATCTGGAAGGAAGGATTTGTTACTGATTTTGCAATCAAAGATAAAGAGGATTTGGTAGCAATTGGCATCGGCGGAAAATGTGAGATACAAGGCAGATTTGTCACTGTTTCCACTAAAGATGTATTGATTGAGAAGTCTGCTTACGAACACAAGATTGTGTCTGCGGTACTAGTCGAAGCTTCTGAATATTTGGATGGTGAACGCAATGGTTGGAAACAGCCCTCTTTATTCACAATGGAAAGCCCAGGCAATAGTGATGAAGACGAAGATGAAGATGGTGAAGCAGAAGAAGAAAAAGTGGCGGAACTAGCTATTGGCTTTTAGTTTGTATACAAAAAACTCCGTTGTTTGACGGAGTTTAAAAAGACAAACAAAAAGTGTTAGCATCTATTATCTTATCAAAAATATGGCACAAACAACAATCAAAGAAAGTGATTACAAAGTAGGGGATAAAGTTGAATACAAACATCCTAGCAATGGGTGGCTGAAAGGTATTTTTGTTGGTTTCCATACCCCAGGATTAGCCCCTCCGGGGTCTAGATGGAGTTTTATAGAGATTTGTATCAACGGGAAATTACACAAGGCTTATTCTTTAAATCAGATTAGAAAATGAAAAGCTGTTTGAACTGTACCCTGTCAGGGTTTGTCATTGAGAAGCATGGCGAAATTTACACTTACGAAGGCGACTGCAACAACACTTATTTTCCTCTCACGGAAATAATCAAAGTCCTAAAGTGTAAAAAAGATGATAAGCAAGAATTAAAAGATGAACTAGAACCAATATTTGCAAAAGTTGGGAGCAGGTGCAGGTTTTACGATCCTGTATCCCAACAATAAGAGTTAGCAGCCACCTAGGCAGGTGGCTTTTATTTGCACAAGTGTCTATAAAAACTGAATACACCAACCCAATTTTTAGGATTACTCGGAATAGTCAAGAGAATAACGATGCGGTAAAACAAGGTAAGATAATCTTATTCAATAAAGTAGGGTGGCTATGAACGAGAAAAATGAGTTTGATTACAGTACAATTGATGTTGGAGCAGTAGCACTGATTGTAGTATTAGCAGCGCTATCTGTCGTTGCAATCTTTTTGATCTTTGCTTTGTCGCAGCTTCAGTTTCAGGCAAACAATTCAACCTCAAACAGCCCTGAGCAAGTGGCTGTACAAAAAGCAGGAGACCTTCATGCAAAAAACTCTGATACGGAAGAGTTGATCTTTCATAATTTTTTTCTAAACGAAGCCATTAGCAATGATTGGTAGATTTTTGCAAATTACTGACTTCTAAAGTCTGATAATTTGTATTCTTTTTCTGTAATTGGCTACCACCCGCCAGGGACTTTCTTTAGATTCGTACAGCAGCATGGTATTTGTCTAAAGCTATGGCACATCCGCACTTTTTGGGATTTAATCATTTCCTTTATTTCCCAAGGGTCAGGGATTCCGCAGACTTGTCCATTACTTTCATAAGGGCAGTATTCGTCACAGGGTAATCTACTCTCGTCCACCAATTCTGGGTTCTATGGACCCAGTGTATCAGCGTCAAAGACATACGTATTAATCACATTTTTAGTTAATTAATGTATCCCAAGCTATAGACAATAATAGCAGGAAAACAAATTCAAGTCAACCTCTTTTAGCAAAGGATCGCCTTTACTTATTTGCTCATTTCTACTTAGTATATAAAAATCTTTTATGGTACTATTCCCAAGTTACTAGCGATTAAATTATTATAGTTTTGTTGAAACTCAAAAAATCATGGCAAATAAGAATGCTGTGCCACCCAAAGAAGCACAGTTTAAACCCGGATGGAAGTCCGGTAAAACCAAAGCTATCAAGGTTCCTGCTCGTCTTGAGCAGGAAATTAGAGCGATCGCTCTAATACTGGACGAAAATCCTGGTATTTTCCCTGAAATACTAGAATTTGCCAAAACACTGGCAAAGTAGTATAATATATAAAAAGCCACCGCACTGTTGTCAGCAGCACGATGGCAGCCCCTACTCACGTCTTTATAACTAGGAGCATCTTAATCATGAACCAAGAGAAGAAGTTTGTCAACAAACTGTTGCACATCTGTGGAGGTGTGTAATGGGGGAAACAATAAGAGTCCAGCATTCCAAGAACTATACTGTAATAGCCAACGCGGCTATTAGAGATTCACGCCTAAGCTTCAAAGCGCGTGGACTACACCACTTGTTACTTTCTTATCCAGATGGATGGAAAGTCAGTATAGAACATCTATCTACGCAGTCTGAAATGGACGGCGAAACAGCCGTGAGAACAGGTCTTCAGGAACTAGAAAGACTTGGGTACTTAACCCGTGAACAAGTGCGAGAAAAGGGGAAAATCGTGGGATACGAGTCCACGATCAGAGAAGTGCCGAGCGAAAATCCGCCTGCACCCAAAAACAGGCGAAGTAAACCACAAGTGGATTTTCCACAAGTGGATTTTCCACAAGTGGATTTTCCACAAGTGGATTTTCCACAAGCGGATTTTCCACAAGCGGAAAATTCAGTACATAATAAATACTTATTCCAAGAAGTATTTAAGAAAGAAATATCTAAAGAAAGCACAGAAGAGGATTTAAGCGGACAAGAGTTAACTGGACAAGAGTTAACCCCAAACCACTCCAAGACTTCTGATTTAAAAGGAAGTCTTTCCCATAACCCGATATCCCCTCTAGAGGGTCAATTTGCGCCCGCCGCCCCGGCGCGTCTTGACAAAGCGAATATTACTGAACCATTTGGAAAAACAAGGAAGACGGCTAAAGAAATAGCCTGGGAATGGCTACCAGATGGACCGTGGAAGAAACATGGCCAACTGGACAATGAGTTTTGGCAATGGCTCGCGTTGCAGTGGATGTCGCAGTTTGGCACTGATATCCATCAGGCGAGGGCTAACGTCTACAGCCACTTCAAAAAAGACAATAACAACTTAGAAATCCGATGGAAGGAATATTCCATCAAAACTAAAAAAGAAGTGGCTCTAACGCCCCTTCCTGAAATTGTATTAACGTGGCCGCCTATACAGCATCAGGTCGTATGGGAACAGTACATCAACTGCAAGAGCCTAGAAGAATTTTATAACAAGCGCAGTTGGAACCAAGCGTACTTGGAATACGCATTAATCAATCAACCCAACTTTGATTGGTCTAAGCATTTATCCGCATAATCAACATTACCCAGGTCAACTACCATGTTTCAAGAAACTTTAGTACCGCCTCAAAGCATTGAGGCTGAAGAAGCTATTTTAGGCGGAATCTTACTAGATCCCGAAGCGATCGCGCGAGTATCTGATCTTTTGCCCTCTGAAGGGTTCTATGTTGATGCACACGCAATCATTTATAAGGCTGCTTTACACCTTCATGCTCAACACAAACCTACGGACTTACTTTCTATGGCCAATTACTTAGCTGATAATGATCAACTAACAAGAATTGGTGGCAGAAATAAATTAGCTACATTGATAGACCGTACCGTTTCGGCTGTTAATATTGACGCTTTAGCAGGGTTGGTTGTGGAAAAATACCAACGCAGACAACTAATTAAGACCCTTAATGAGTCATTAAAAATAGCATGGGATGCTTCTTTGTCTATCCATGAAGCCATTGAAGAGTGTCAACGGAAGATTCTGGATATAAGCACTACCGAAGCAAAGTCAGAATTAGTCCATATCAGCAGTGCCGTTACTTCTTTGTACACAGAGAAGTATGAAATCCAAAAAGGGGAACGACCCGCCCCTATCAAGACGGGATTTTATGACCTAGACAATCGTTTAGGAGGGTTGCATAAAAAATTACTTTACATCTTGGCTGGGAGGCCAAGCATGGGTAAAACCGCTTGTGCTATGGCGATCGCCTGGCACGTTGCTAACTCTTTAAAGGAAAATGTTTTTGTATTTTCCCTGGAAACATCTAAGGAAGATTTAGCGGTTAGACTAGCGGCTAAGATCACCCGAACCTGTCTAAATCAATTTGTGAAGAACCAACTCACTCAAAACGAGTGGAATGAGTTTTTCAATCTAACTCAGTCGCAAATATTGGCTGACTCAAGGCTGTTTGTTTGTGACAATTTCAGTATTTCTCCTATGGAAATGAGAAATACAATTAGGCAAAAAAGAGCCAAGACTGGGGACGTGGGACTGATTGTAGTAGATCATCTCACCCTGCTTGCCAGGAATGATAAGTCTAATAGCAGGGACTTTCGGATCAAGGTTGGCGACACCAGCCGGATGCTTAAAGAATTAGCAGGAGAACTTAATTGCCCGGTGCTGGCTTTATCTCAACTCAACAGAGCCACTGAAAGCCGGACAGACAAGAGGCCTACCATGGGTGATCTGTCTGAAAGCGGGAATATTGAACAGGACGCAGATGCAATCACGATGATCTATCGTGATGAATATTACAACAAAGAAAGCACAGATGTAGGTGTGGCTGAATTGATTACCACAAAGGCACGCAATGCCGAAACAGGAACAGACAGGTTGCTGTTTGATGGACAATATTCAGAATTTAAGAACCTAGCTTACTAATACATCAATAAAAGCAAATAATTACCAATTACCCGCTTATACTAAAGTGGGTAATTTTATCTATATGTCTATAAACGTATTTTTATTCCTATAGGCATTTAACATTTGATTTTATCATGCTAGATTGATTGTATCCATACACAATAACAAAGCGAGAATTTATGAGCGGAAAGCCAAAATACAGTGAGGTCAAGACTCCCAAGCAAATCATGATTACTAACGACGCTAAACAAATCTATCGTGCTTATGCACAGTATATAGGCACTAACAGTAATGACTTGATTGAGCAAATGGCTCGAAACCCTGATGTATTAAGGGGTTTGGCTGATTTCGTAGAAATTTTGTGGAAAATGAAAAATATTTCCCAAAACCACTTGACAAGTCTATTCTCTAATGATATTATAGATATATAAACAAAAACGACCGCCCCTCCGGCAAAGAAGTAAGCAGTCGCTTTGTTTATCCCATACACAGGAATAGTTTAGTATGACACACCAAAAGTATTCTGTCAACTTTCTTTTAAAGAAAGGAATTAGCTACTGCAAAGCAGTGGCCAAAGAACTGGGTATTAACCCAGAAGGCGATAAAAGACAAGTTTTTACTTGGGCTGACGCTATAGTTGCCCACCAGGCTAATTTACAGCCTGTAGAACAAAAACAGCAAGTAGTCATTGAGTTTGACAACGGAGTGGACTCCTGCGACTTAGCAGGGTACTTCATTGTTGACTTAGACGGAAACATCATAAGAGATGGGTTTCGTTCTTACGCAACCGCAGAACGTTGGGCTGCTCAACGGTTTGAATTAGTTGAGCAACAATCAATTGCTCAACAGGAATTAGTTGAGCAAATAGAAACCCAAATCCAAAACCGCACCGAAACGGTTGTAATCAGAGAAATTGACTTTGCTTATAGTGAAGTCGTTTGTATTACTCCCAACGAAGTAGAAGTATTAGCCACAATAATTCATGACTTGGACACCCAGAACTGGGAAGTCCAGTTAAAAGGGCGATTTGAAAGCTTTCTCACTTATGCAGAGGCGGAAGCTTTTGCAATTAATTACATAGATGATGAGCGGGGTAGTGGTAGGATTTTACCTATATCTCAGGATATCGAAGATATCAACTATGATATTGAAAACAATCAAATTGTAGACCCGCTGGGTGAGCGCTACACAGTCCGAGTTAAAGGATATCTAGCCGGAACTATCTGGCTTAACATTGACAAAGGATGGACTCTGGGTAGTGACTACTACCCAGAGCCTTTGGCGGCTGCCAAAGCACTAGCTCTTTTAACCAGAAAGGAGTTGGTAGCATGACAACTACTAAAACCAGAGCCTATCAGAAGGCTTTAGAAAATGCTGGAGTGCCAGAAAATCTGGCCCGTAATGCAGCCGTTGTGCTGCGGGCTGATGAGTTCAAATCTCCCCGTACAGAGAGGGGTCAAAGGATAATTGAAAAGTTAAGTGAAGCTTTTTAATTTGTGTGATGAGACTTTTGTTCTCATCATAAAAACAGTGAAACTACTGGGAATAGTGGTATACTATCCAGTAGTTCTAATCTCCAAAGAACCTTTTCTTTGTGAGCAATATCAGAGGACAAAGGACTCTGATTACCTTCCTTTTTAAACCCCTGACTAAGCTGGGTGTGATGCCTTTATGTCCGCATACTTAAAACAACCAATAAAATTATTATGAAGCTACATCCTTGGCTTCTCTTGCATCCAAATATACCCATGCCTTTGCATGGGTTAGCACCAAGGATTATTCTAGGAGACTCTTGGTGGCAACAACAAAAAAACTAGCAAAAGAGAAGAGTGATAACCGCTGCTTGGCTTGTGGCGTAACTCCCAAACAAGCCAAATATCATACTTGGCTAGAAACCCATGAAGTTTACAATATGTATTCCAATGGAACAATAGAATTTAGAACTTGTGTGGCTTTGTGCCACTCGTGCCATAACTTTATTCACGATGGCAGGATGCAAGCACTTACTGAAAAAAAAGAATATCCAAGAGAGAAATACTTAGATATTCTTGATCACGGAAACCAATTACTTAGCAATTGGTGGGGAAAAGAAATAGTTTTTAAAAATGAAGCTATTTCTGTTCTTCTTGATGACAAAATTTACAAAAATCTCCCGTTAAAGTGGGAGCGATTTAATTGTAAGTGGACTGACTATCATCTTGTCTTATATGGGCAAAGATATGAGTCGAAGTTTCCAAGCCATGAAGCTTGGTTGCAACATTACCAATAAAAATGGGCTGGGTGCGATGCCTTTATATCCGCACATTTGAAACAATCAAGAAACGATTAAGGAACAATTATGACTACGTTATTGGAACAATTTGCCGATCACACTATTGCATCAACTCAAATACCTTATTGCCAGATCGTGTCTCCCCCAAATTTGGTGGCAGGTAAGCTGTCAAAGTGGGAGAAAGAGGGTGGACTTAAAGAGATAGGATTTTTTATCAAAGCCGTAGAGGCAGAAAAAGCTGGATTTATACCAGATGAGACTTGGCAGCCCTATGAAGCTGCCCTGGGGTCTGGGACTGAAGTTGGTTTTATCACGCAGTCTCCAAAATTTGTGATTATCCATAAGTCACAGAGAGAGATTCAATATCGTCCATCAAAAGACGATAGATACACCTTCGTAGGTTTGGCCTGGGAAAATGGCGCAGAAACGCCATTACTAGCAACTGCAAAAGCAGATAAGGACCACTATAAAGTAGTTGTTAGGAACTTAATCCTCTTCTTAGGCAAGGACGATCAGCCCTTGCACACAACCCCGATTCAGTACACTGCAAAAGGGGCGTTTGCTGCGTCTCTGTACGCAGAAACAAAAGACCTTTATGAAAAGGTAAGCAAAACTTATTTTACCAGACTGAAAATGGCTGGTAAGTCTTGTTCAGACGGATTACTGTCGCCTTTTGCCTTGGCTTTTGTTAAAATAGGCATGGAAATTGGATTCCAGCGCAACCATGAAAAAGAATCTCCATTTTGCATCCCAACCACCATCAAATTCCCCACAGTAGAAAACATCGGGAACTCAACGCAGTTTTACCGGAAAGCCGGAAACAGAAAAATTGTGTTTATTGGAGTCCCATTAGAGGACGTGCTTCTATCCATGAGTTCCAATGCAGGCAAATTAATAGCTCAGTGGTATTCTGAGCATCAATCGTTTTCCAAGCCACGTAAAGAAATTCAAGTTTTTGAAGGCTGTGTTGAGTTTTCTCAAATATTAAAAAACGACTCAACAGGGGTTTTAGCCCTTTCCAAAGAAAACAAAAAATTTAATATTCCCGAAAGTTTGGCTCACATTGCTATGGGCGGCAAATGGGAAGTCGCCGGAACAGTTGATGGTGGCATAGTCAATGTCAAGACCGCAGAAGCCTTTGATGATGGTTACAGCCCGAAAGAAAAATCTGCTGATGAATCAACAGCAGAAGACGATTACGGATTTTAACTACTAATTTAAATCATGTGATTGCGTCCCAACGTAATCACATGATTGGTAAAAAATGCAAGAAAGAAACAAGGTAGAAAATCATGAAAAGATGCAGAATCGACGAAAGCGTGGCCAAGCCCGATTGGTGGCTTGAGGAAGACAAGCTAAACGAGAGCAATCCAAATAACAAAATATGGATTGAAGAGGGCGTAATGATCTTTGGTCAAATTCATTATTCCCAAAAATATAAATTGATATCCCGAAAAGAATGGAAGCGAAGAAATAAACATCGCCAACATAAAAACAGGTATTGAATGAACAGGATAAAACCTGGAATCCTGTCACAGATTGCAACAAGGTCGGTCCAGGTTGTGTACATTTTTAAATTTGGAGGGTAAGTGCATGAACATCGACTTAATAGAGCAAACCATTAGAGAGAGTCTGAGTTTTTACAGCACGGTGTTGAGTCCTGAGTTCGCCTCAGATGGCCAAGACCCTAATCATTCAATAAAAATAAACTTGGTTAGAGAAGCTTTAGCGTTAAAAGCTGAAGCTGAATCTGAAAATATTGCTTGGGAAACAGCAGTGTTGATGATGGATGTTTATAAGGCAAAAATCGCTTATTCCAGAAGCGATGAAGACGATTTTTTATTCAGTCTTCTGATGTTTAAGATCGGAAACGAACTGGGGATAAGTGTGGTATTAAGTTTTGCCCCTAACATTATGGCAATTGCCAAACTATACAATAATAAGGAGTTGTACTAATGTACAATTTACAGGACATTCCGCATTACGAACGCTCAGTCTTTTATCATATGATAAAAGTTTCTTTAAATGAGCAAATAGTATTAATGGATAAAGAGGCAACTTCAGAAAGATGGAATTTCATAAAACTCCATTATCAAGTTTTGGAGAAGTTAACTGACATCACCTCTCCGTTGCTATTTACTCAAGAAGAACTGGATTTCATGGTATTTATCGGGCAAACAATGATGAATACCACCTCTCCACTCTTAGAACAAAATAGACGATTAGCGTCTATGTTTGTTACGAAATGGACTTCTCGTGACTGGCTTCAAAGCCAAGCG